CTGTAAAAGCCTTTATTTTAACAGAGAGACATTGTTTTTCTGCACAATCCATTTATTTTATCTCCTTTGGAATTAAAACATAACATTAAGGTCAGCCAGTGCCGTTAGGCATCGGCTGAACCGCTTGGTTAGACTTTGCCCATGATACCCATTTTTTAATACGTGTTTTTATTTCATCTAAGCCAGCATCAATCCATTTTCCCTGATTCCCGCCAAAAAAAATACAATATTTTTGACAATCCATTGTTTCCGCATCACCTATAATACTTAAAACAGTTAATCTATAATCAGAGGTCAGTCGTTCATACATGATTCTTTGTCCAAGAGGGAAGGACAGGTTTTTCATAGAAGTTTTCCATTCAAGCATCAATCCTTTACCATTAATTTCAACAATACCATCAACATCTCCAAAATTTATTCTACCGGGAAAACAATCATGAAACACTTCTATTTTAGGCCGTCTTTTCACATTGAAACACCCTTGTTTTTCACAATCCCATCGCATGGGATTAAAACCTTTACCTGATAAAACCATATTTTATAAAAACCTCTTTAAATTTATTACCATTATTTCCATAATAAAAAAAACATTGGCCTTGAGTTGGGGCAGCAATCTTCCCATCAGAAGATTCAAACTTTATTCTCCCTCGTGTAAAACATAAGTTTTTTGCCCTTGATTCTGCTATATGGAACCATGCAGTGTCTGTGTAATTATGAGTTAAAATAATAGCTTTTTTTATTCGGCCTTCATCCCATTCTAAAACAGCTTTTTCAATAAACTGTGAAATGCTTGGTTGTGAATATGGAGGATTCAACCAAATATTACCCGTCCATTCCTTTGTTAAACCATCAGTTTCTTTTGTATAAAAATCTTGCGCCAAAACTCTTCTCTGGCCAAATTCAGAAGATGCGGGATCTAAATCAATACAGCCTAATACTTCTCGTGCAGCTTCTATGTACTCTATTGGCGTATACCATTCATTCTCACCAGTGAATTGGGTTCGATGTGCTGGCTCTACTGCTTTAAACTTCGGAGGACGGCCTGGCCCAGCTATTTTTGTTCCTTCGCTGAACTGGCCTTGTTCGTTCCTCACAATTACCGGTTTAACCGGTTTTTCCTCGTTTTCCTCATTATTTCCATCGGTTAAGTCACTATGGACATTTGTCCTTAATTGTCTGTCGGCCCTCTTTCTAATCGTATCCGGTTTAACCGCCACCTCGAACAGCTTTTCCACCCATTCAGCTACCTGCTTACCTATCTGATATGGCGTTTGTCCCTTTTCAAGTCCGGTTTCTATTTCCTGCTCAATATAAAGCTGACATGCCTCTTGTTTTTCTAATGCCATAATTTATCTCCAAAAAGTCTAACGATTAGATCAGCGGCCTATTCTGGCCGCACTTTTCGCAGTGTAAAACCGGGTCAGATTTGTACCCGCAGCCTGGGCACACCACTAAATTCCTGTCCACTGGATCGGCTTGTTTGGCTTGCCATGCCTTAATCTTTGAAACTACCGGCCAACCATCAGCCCGTAAAACGTAACGATGCTTTCCACCCATATCACAATGGGAAAATGAAATGTGATACATTAATTCGTTTAGTAAATCCCCTGCATCTTGAGGCTTTATCATTGACTTTCATTATTCTTTAAAGTATTATTATTGGCTTTTGTTCTTTAAAGACACCTTATCTTTGTAAAAATGAGAGCTGTCCATATCCCTCATTTCCAGTTCTTTTTGAACAGCTATTGCTTCTCTCTCATCTCGTTCCATGATAAACCAGTCCTGCTCCAACAACCATTTGAGATAGCCTGAATTAATAAAACAAATATCAACTCCGGCAGGCGGAAACTTGTTAGGGCCGTATTTTCCGAAGGGCATTTTCATATTAATCCTCCTTTTTCTTAATCCGAGATTTTCTTTTAAACTCAATCCCCATTTTCCGTATAAGATTGTATGCCCAATTTAAAGACATCCCGCACGCCTTTGCAAGTTCTTTAGCCGTCATATCTTTGGTCCCGCCCTTTAAGGCCAACAGCTTCTCCCGGTCATCACTTACATTATTTACCCCGCCCTTAGGCCTGATCTTAATGCCCCATCGCCGGGCGTATCTTATAACCGTTACACCCGTGATATACTCCCCTTCCAAAGCCTTGATCTTATCCGCCACCAGATTAGACGACAGCTCCTGCTTGCCATACAGGTCTTCTAAAACGCCCTTACCGTCCTGGTATTTCATCTTCTCTGCTATGGGTTTCCAGTCAGTCGTCATTCGTCACTCCAAAACCTCACAAGAGCACACGCATCATTATGAGCTATAATTAACATATCCTTTATAGCGGTCAGCCGGAAAAGTACCTCATTTTCGTTATAATCTTCTTTGTGAAATTTCATAGCATTTAAAGCCGCCGCTATTTTAGATTGTAACTTTTTTGCTTCTTCAATAGAATCAATAAAGTCTTTCATGTCTTTACCTCCTTGATAGCCTTCCAATCGGTAGGATCGGATGATCTCAAAGCCAGGGCGTATGTCATAGCTATATCGTGTTGCTTCGCCTCCCCCATTGCAATTTCTCTGAGCAATACATTTGTGCAATTAAATAATTCAAGCGTCATTTCTTCTTCCCCACTTCCACCTCTTTTTCTGCCGGCTTAATAAAAAGCTCCCCTTTAATCACCTCAACGTACCGGGCATTATGTATCACAAGCGGCATCGGCCTTGACTGCATCTGGGCAAGCATCTGGTCAAAGGCCATAATCCCACAGAAGCAGGCAGAGGCTAACAGGATTATAAATGATATGCATATGGTAGTTTTAAGAGTCATTGCGTTCGCTTATAAACAAGTATTCTTTCCACAAATACCACCAGTCAGGAAAAAATCTTGTCTGCGCTGCTCGACGTGTCACAATTTTATATGGTTCCTTTTCCATTTCCATCTCTATACTCCTTTTTTAAAGTGCATAACGTGGAAATCACGGGTTTATCCCGTGAATTGACTTGTTGTCGGTCATTATTTTTGTGTACTCATCCCACAACGCTCGGCAAGATGGACAACCGTTCCTATTATAGTCGCTATATTTCCGACCACAGCCACAGACATAAACCACAGAAACCTTGAAAAATTCACAACATTCCAGCGCATCGGACTTGGTTTCATACTCCTTTAGGCATTCAGAGCATTCATAACGCCTTGATGATCCTACAGGTTCCATATTTTTTTCTCCAAGAAGACAACGAAAAAACTAAACGGATGGCGGCGCTTTATCGCCATTCCGCTTCAGTGCCTTGTTATCTACCTGTGGATGACAAACAGAATCACACCCATGCCAATCAAGCACTTTTTTAATGGTTGGCCCTGAATTAATAATTATGCTTGTGATTATTTCAGCTAATAAAAAATCAGGGACATCACATATATTCTCGATAGAATATTTATTGATTAATCCTTCCAATTCTTTTTGAAATTGTTTAATATTATTCATTTTATCTCCTTTGCAGATAACAGGGTAATAAGTGTAATTACTCTACGATCTCCATAATTTCAGCCCCCTCCACACCCAGGGCCTCAGCCCACCTCCTCACCAGGCCGATTTGATTTTGGTACTTAGGGGCTCGGGTTAGGGTGAAATGAACGCCAGACCGGCTCGTTCCCAATCGCCGGGCCAGCTCCGAGACGGGCCAGCCTTTTTGTCGAAGGATTTGCCTTACCTTTTTTCTATTTAATTTTACCATAATGAAAGGCATTTTATCACATCAAAAATGACCTGTCAACTATTTTTTTATATTTTACGTTGTTTTTTTCCTTGACAAGGTTTTTGAAATATGTAATGATAGGTCAAAATGAAATGGATAAAGATAGAAGATAAAGTCCCAATCGAGGGTCAAAAAACATGGACATATTTTGTGCATACGGGTATATCTGTCATGACATATCACAGCTTGGAAGGCACAAAAGATGAAATATTTGGAAAGCATCTTTTTATCGGGGGAGGAGGTTTTTTAACAGATGATGTCACACACTGGATGCCATATACTAAAGGAAATAAAAAACCGAAGTCCCCTAATACCTAAAACCTTACTGCCTTTTGCCGTCCCTGTAAACGGCCCAACCTGGCCTGTGGGACGCTTAGGGCGGTTTAAAAATAAACCAATGAGATTGCAATGGAGAAGTTAAAAGCAATAATAGAAGCATTACGTGGCTTAGATGGGGACACAAAGAAAGCAATCATTATTTGGGCTCTTAATTTGGGACTGTTTTTATTGTTTTATTTTATGCGGGAAAATCATTTAGGGCGGTTACTTTAAAATCCCGATTCCCATACGAGCTTAATCTAATAAAAATAGAGGCTCAATCGGATAGGGAATATAAACCGTGTTTCCATGCAACTAACAGCCTAATCGATAGCCGCTCATACAACTTTTCAGTAAAACCATTTTATGAAATTCGGAAAGGAGATCGAAAGGGTGAATTAAGTTATATCTGGGAAGAAGCCCTCGGCCATAGGGGCCGGGGGTTAATTTAAGGAGGAAATAAAATGGAATTTGGCAAGGCAATAAATCACAAAATCACAATCGAACCATCTGACAATAAAGGTTTTTATGCAAAGGTAGGATGTGGGAGGTTTGTTTTCGCCACAAGAGAAGAACTTTGGAAAGCATTGGGGGATTATTTAGCTAACCCTAAGGAATGGGAAAGGGTATATAATAGCCTGTATCATACCTGTGACGCCACTGACCAACCAACTCATGAAGAGGTACAACAATAGGAGCCAACACGCTCCCCCTGGTCACTGTCGTGGGTGAGACATCCTGCACATATCGGGTGGGAGTGTTTACACTTATTGCTCTGTTAGGGGATTTATGAATAAAAATTATGATGTGAAATGCAAGGTTGATCATGGGGAATTGTATTTGTCTATTACACACAACGGGTATCAATGGGCATCCATTTCAATAAAAGACAGAGAGCGTGAAATACCACTGATTATATCTGAGCTAAACAAATACCTAACCCGCCAATCCAGCGGACGGGCTGAAAGCTTTGCCATTGAAATTCATGAGCAGGTTAATAATGGAGCGTCAATTTCAGATATCATGCAACTATTATCCCGCCGCTGATGGAATCGATATGCTTTTGGAGGGAAACAAAATGAACTATTTTAGATGTGATGAGTGTGGCAGATTTATTAGCTACGAAGATTTAGATAGTGGTAAGGCGACCCATTATATGATTTTGCCTGATTCTGCTTATACGACTGAGATCTGGGCAACCTATTGTAAAGAGCACAACCAAAAGATTCAAGAGTCACTCTAACGGGTGCTCTTGATCTTTACGTTAACCCTTTTTAAAAAGGAGAAATTCTTATGACATTAGATTTATTGGTAGTAATACTGGCTGTTGTAAATATTGTCTTTGCTATTTTAAATCGAAACTGGGTAGCTTTAATGGGTTGGTTTGTTGGGGGACTTGGTTTTTTAAAATGCTATCTTATGGGTTAACAAAGAGGTGGAGCGGATAAACCGCTCACCTCCGCGTTGGCCTTCGTATTCAAAGAAAGGAGATTAAAATGAAAATATTAATTTTAATAATAACTGTAACGTGGTCTTTTGGTGGGGGTTATCAAAACAGCCCAAATGTTAAAATTATGAGTTCTCCTGAACAAGCAGCGATTTACATTTATAACGACAGATCTCCAAGTTTTGTGGTTGAGCCAGATCATAAGAAATACCAATTATTTGAGATTGATATTGAAGCAAGCTCTATAAAAGAGATTGCGATTCCTGAAATTAAATTTAGCCAACCAAAACTTTCATATACTTTAGGAGAAATACCATGAGCCTTTATGATGATTTGATAAAATGTCACCCTTCTTTAGATAGGGCGGATGAATATTTTAAACAAGAATATATGGGGAGTTTTTCTCATATTAAACCGCTTCCAAAGCATTGCCCAGTTTGCAATAGGTTATTAGAGGTCTGGGAGTATGAAAAGGCGAAGGCACACATCAATAAATGTGCTACTAAAAAGGAGGTGACATCATGAAGATCATAATTAAGTCATTACTTTGGTACAATCAAATAAAAGAGATTATTCCAATCCGGTTTACAAAACAAGGATATATTTATCTGAAAGATCAGAAAAAGCTATTAGATGCCTTAAAAAGGTATGATGGCAAGCGGATTAAGATCAAAGTGGAGGAGGTGGTAGCTAATGGAAAGGTTTAAAATTGGCGATAAAGTTTGGGTTGCCAGATATTCAGAAAATACTGCTATAAGTGTGCCGTGTCCAGTTTGTTATGGCAAATTAAAGGTGACATTAATTTTAGGGACATAAAAGAAAGGGGGGGGACATGAAATTAATAGGACTGAAAGCCGATGGATTTCGTTTATTAAAAGCTGTTGAAATTAAGTTTAACAGCGATGGAACCACTGTTATCTTGGGAGATAATGAGCAGGGGAAAACATCCGTATTGGATGTTATTGAATATCTTTTCCGTGGAAAAACAACTATTAATGAGGAAATTATACAACATGGAAAAGATAAAATGACCGCAGAAATCGATCTCGATGATTATGTGGTTAAACGAATAAAGACTTTAAAAACAGACCGGCTTGAGATTATAAATAAAGAGGGTTTTAAATTTGCCCAAAAACCACAGGCGTTCTTAGACCAACTTATCAATGATCTTACTTTCGACCCATTTCCGTTTTTGAATAAAACAGGAGACCAGAAATTAAGATTTATGATGGACTTCCTTTCCCTGGACACAGGGAAGATAGACGAAGAGATCAAGTCTCTTGAAATGGATCGGTTGATATGTGGCCGGGAGGGGAAAGCTCTTGGTGAGGTTGCTAAAGTTGAAGAAACACAGCCTATTGATATCAATGCGCTGATTTCCCAAAAAGAACAGATAGAAAAAGAAAACGACGAGGTTGTAAAAAAGGCCCGTATAGAAAGAGACGCAAAGGTAACAAAGGCCCATGAGTTTAATGCCGTGCAACGCCAGAGATCCCATGATATTGCAAGCATGAAAGCTGATATTGAAAATAAAGAAAGCAATCTGGCGGTGTTATATCAAGAACTTGAGGAGTTAAAACAACATATAATTACAACCAAGGCAACGAAGGATGCCTTAATAGAAAAACAAAAAAATCTACCTGTGCCAAAGCCAGAAAAAGAAACAAACTTGCCTTTACCACTCATTGATTTAATGGCCACGGAACCATTAAAACTGCAAATCCAAAAGGCCGAAGAAACAAATCTGCAAGCGTTTGAATACCAAGAGTACCTCAAGAAAAAGAAAGCTCTTGAAGAAAAGAGGTCTGAATACTCAACCTTTACGGACAAACTCACGGAACTAAAGACTTCTAAGAAAGACATCCTTCAAAAAGCGGATACAGGCGTTTCAGGATTAGAAGTCAGGGAAGACGGCCTTTACTACGATGGAATATATTCTGAAAACTGGAGTGACAGCCAGGGCATTCGACTTTCTGCTGCCTTATGTCTGTCAATGAACCCAAAGTTGAGAGCAGTTTTTATTGACCGGGGTGAATCGTTCGGCCAAAAACGATTTACAGAATTAAAAAAATGGGCAAAGGAAAACGACATGCAGGCAATCATCACAAAAGTAGTTGATGAAAAGCCTCAAGACATTCCAGAGGGGACTTATTATATTCAGGCAGGGGAAATCCAAAAGGAGAAATAAATCATGCCAGCAAAATATTTCGTGTGCCCTGATGATGAAAAGATAGAAATCGCCAAATGCTTAGAAAAGCGAGGTTGCCGATTGCAGGACCGATGCGCTACCCTGCCCACCTTGCGACTCATGGGGTTTGATCGGGAATGGCGTGGAGTATCCCCTTCATCTGCCGGGAATGGCCCCAGGCTGTTATATCTTAAGGCCACAACCGACTATGCAATAAACCCAAACAATCGAGTGTGGGCCGTATTTGGAACTTCTACGCACGATAAACTGTCTATCCATGATTTTAATGTTTTGGCAGAAGAAAAGCTGGCCGACAGTCAAATGTCGGGAATTGCGGATTTATTAGAGGAAGATGAATATATCGATGGATCATACATTTTATCCGATTACAAAACGTGGGGATCTTTCAAAGTCGCTAAGGCTATGGGGATTACGTCTGAAAAGGTCGATGAGCCTATCTTAGATGCTGATGGGAATCTGGTTCTTCTAAGATCAGGGAAGAATCAAGGCCAGCCCAAAACAAAACAAGTGACCGTTATATCCCAAAATCTTAGTAAGATTGATATGGTAAATGAAGAATTACAGTTGAATCGGTATAGGATTTTCTTCGAGGGCAAAGGTTTTCCAATTAGCAAAATGCAGATTCAAATTGTATCTCGGGATGGTGGGACATACATAGCCAAGGGCAGGGGGATAGATAAAAACCTGTATGTAATTCCGGTCAAAAGGTTGCCAGATAGTGCAGTGTTAGATTTTTATGATATTTTAAAGGCAGAAACGGATCAGGCGTTCAAGGATGGGACAGCCCAGAAATGTAATGCCGGGGAATCGTGGAAAGGCCGAAGGTGTACTGATCAATATTGTGAAGTATTTGAGGCGTGTCAGAAACTTTAATAAAGGGGGATAATCATGGCTTATTGGAATGGAGAAAAAATTATATATAGGCCACCAAAACAATGCCAGGAATATCCTGGATGGGACGAGGTTGACTGTGGTTGTTGCGCAGGGATTGAATGGGGAGGCGACTATCCTCGTGAATGTAGAAAATGTAATGACGGCGTATATTATAAACATAGAAAATCAGGAGTATGCGCTGAATATCCTGGGGGAAGATTTATTTAATATTAAAGGGGGGATAATTATGGAAACACGGGCATTGGAAGTTGTATCACAAAACGGCGTTAAAATTGAAGAGGGTGCTATGAGTGTAGATGCTCTATTACATCAAGTGGCACTTATCCAAAGTGCAATGAGTAAAGCCATGAAGGAAGGTGAACATTTCGGGGTAATTCCTGGAACAAATAAGCCATCTCTTTTAAAATCAGGGGCCGAAAAACTAAGTATGCTTTTCCGTATTGCTCCTAAATATCGGATTGAGAGGGTAATGTCACCGAACGGGCACAGGGAATATGAGGTTGAATGTGATCTTTATTCGATAAATACGGGGGTTTTTCTCGGTTCTGGAACAGGCAACTGTAATACCCTTGAGGCCAAATACCGTTATCGGTCAGAAAATACCGGAAAACCTGTCCCTCAAGAATACTGGGACTCAAGAGACTCGGATATATTAGGTGGAAGACAATTTAAAGCCAAAAAGAAAGATAAAAGATGGCTGATATTTGAACAAGTTGAGTATGATAATCCGGCTGATTATTATAATACAGTCAAAAAAATGGCAAAAAAGAGAGCTTTTGTGGATGCCGTACTGACTGTTACCGCCGCCTCAGATATTTTTACTCAGGATGTTGAGGACTTGCCTCCTGAAATATTGGGAAAGGAGTCAGAGAAAGTTATCGTAGAGGAGCCGAAAACAAAAGAACCGGAACCGGAATCAAAAAAGTCAGACAAGAAAACAACCAATTTTGAGTTCCTGAAAACGGTAAGAGACCTCAAAAAGCAACTGGATAACGATCCACAATATTATGGGACGCTCGGAACTCTCGGTTTTGAACACGCCAATGAGATCACGGACAGGAAAACTCAAGTGAAATTCTTTGAGCAATTACAGGAATTGGTTAAGATTAAGGAAGATAGCACGGCTTTCTAAAGGGGGGGGGGTAAAATGAGACTATTAATCGCAATATTAATTATTCTTTGTTCTGGGGTAGTGAATTTTTATTTAGACGTTTGTAAAGGCATTAAGTCCCCTGTATTTTATTGGGTTGTTGGTGTCGTAACAGGTAGTGCTGCTGCAATGATCATTTGACTGGGGCGATGAAGTCCATCCCGACAGGGTTGGCCCCTGGCCGCAGGGTTAGCGGCACGCCCCTTAGCCCATCTCAGCATCCTGGTTCTTATCATGCCAAAAAGATGGGCCGCCAGCATACTTTACAAAATTATAATAAGTCTTTGCCCTTTTTCTACGGAGCCTTTTCAACCAGCCCCATTTGGTATAGGCATCAATAATTCTTATCATGTTATTTAAAAAAACTCTATCAGATAATTCCTTATCTTCTATTGTCAAGCCAAAGGCATACATCCAGTCATGTCTTTTACAAGCCTCTTTAATGCTCAAAAACCATACTGTATCAGGGACAAAGTAATCCCCAAAACCTCCAGGGCCACAGCCTCCGGTGACACTTTCAATCAACTCCTGCGATGCCTCATGATAACAACATGGCTGATCTCCGTACTCTAAGGGAGCGAATAGTTTAACTTTTTCCAAAGGTCTTTCCACAAGTTATAAAATCTTGCTACAGCCCAGTAGGGAAGTCCATTCCTTGCTTTATTGTGTGTCATAAACGCATCATCACAATCCCAACACTCATGAAACCAACTTTCATTGGAATATATCCAATTCCAAGTAACCCAAATAGAGCCACAATGAGGGCACTTTTTTATCATATTATTAAACTCCCAGGATTCCACTCTAAAATCTGAGTGTGAATATGGGGGATTACATCTGGGTACTTCTTTGAAATATCCTGAGCAATCCCGATTACCTGCCCTTGTTCAACATGCTTGCCTATCAATTCAGGAAATGGTTCAAGGTAAAACATTTTGACTTTTCCAGACTTTCCGACTATCAGAAGCCCACTAAAATCTTTATTTAGATATGGCCGAGCTATCCTTGGAATGATCCCTCCGATAACGGCAGCAACCTCCTGTCCTGGCTTACAGACCCGATCTTCGCCAGGATGGGCATATCGAATAGTCTTACTATTAATTATCTTTTTCCGGGAGGCCCCATAGTGTCCATCTCCCCCTGCGTCATTCCGTATTTCCAGCCCCGTAGGGTTAGCCATCAGGCCCAGGTTAGGACTTTCTGCTATATTAAGGCCATCGACAGCATCTTCCATTTGGCCACATCTATTGGCTATTTTACCAATTACAGCCTGACTTTCGAGAAAATGCTTGTCAAGCGTAACAAGAAGTTGCCTGACTATTTGGACAAAATTTCGGAACTCGTGTTTAACGTCTTCCATTTACCTACCCGAAAACCACATTTTAATAATCAATGGAACTGAGATCAACGCCCCACCTATAAGGCCGAAAAAGCCAGCCTTAACATTAAGGCCATCAACATCTGATTTTATACCATCAACCCGCCGATTATTTTCCTTAAATAAACCAAAAATAGCGTCAAACTTTCTATTATGTTCTTCAAGTGTAGCCTTGACAAAACCTTGAAATTCCGCTTGGTCAACTTTCCATTCGGTATTATTATCTGACATGGTTTAATCCTTGCTAAGTAGTTGATGTCCTAAGTCCAATTTTATTTGAGTATTAGCTCAACTGTTAGTGCCGCCCTTTTAACTTTCCCCCGCAATACTTCCTTGGCCGCAATCTCAGCCAGGATATTATCCCTTTGCTCTACTAAAGCGTCTAATTCCTTATCAATCACCTCAAGCCTATACATTTCAGGTTGTGGAAGGGTGAAATTAGGTAACATCTCTTTAATCTCAAAGGCTGTTTCCTTGCTAACAGCTACAGTTCTACGCACTTTAACTTTGTTAATATCACTTTCTTTTCCATCTGGGGTTACTGCTTCAAATATTTCCATTGCTTTATCTCCTTTTTATTTATCCTCTATCTTGCCAGCATTTAATATAGTCGATCGTTATTGTTCTTTGTATAGCCCCACCGGCTAAATTCTGAACGTGGATATATGGCGCCACCGCAGTCGCCGCTTGTACGGTGCTTAAAATATTTCCTGCCGCTACTTCTGTATTATTAATCCAGACCCTCGGCTGCTCGGTATCCGTTAAATCAATTTTGACTATTATATATGTGTCATTGACAATCGCCACACCCATGTCGTCATAATCTCCGCCTGCCGCCGCATCATTTGCGAGAGACACAATTTGTGTCGCCCCAAAGCCATGTCCATTGTCGGAGTCTATTCCAACACAGAACATATCATTTGCAGGGGTTGCCTTATCCGCAAAAGCGGCTGCTGAAAAACCAACGAAACAAGCGGCAGTCGCTTTATCATCGATCTTAAACCTGGCTTCCATTATAGGGTTTTGATCGGTATTGAAGTTAGTTACACCTAAGATGGTAACAGAATCATTGTCCACCGCAGCGCATTTCGCATCGAGCGTTCCACCGGAGCCAGCGGTATATGTTACATTGGCAGCTGCGTAGTTTGTACCAGCAGTTACCCAGAAGTCAGCTACAAGTCCCGCCTCAAACTGAACTGCCGCAACCTCATCGTCGAAGTCCTCTATCCAGGTATATAAACTATCAACCCTTGGGCCATTAAGCTTTATTTCATCTATTTTAGATGAATTTTCCGTAATTCTTATTCCTTCGACCCCACCAGCTATAAGGGAAAGTGCATCGGCTGCAGCATGTCCAATGCCAGTGTCTTCATCACTTGTAAAAGTCAAAGCGGGTGTGGTTGAAGTTGACGCATTCTTAGATAGGCTCGCCCCATAATTAAGTGCAGCATACAAAAATTGGCTATCTATTTTCCAACGAGATATGCCTGTTATGCTTATGTCTAAAACATTATCAGAACTCTCGAAAAAACCTGTGTTCCCATCCCCAAAAGCAAGTGTAGGCGTTGCAGCATCATTTGATTGAGGGAAAATCACTGATCCTGCTACCGAGTCATACTTAATCCCTGTATCAGACAGCCACTTCCATGTAGTTCCATCACAGTGAAAAATGCCCATCTGGCCGGGGCCAATAGTTCCTAAAGTGGTCGGGGCATCGCTTTTAATGACAAGGTCTTCGCCTGCCGTTCCACCAGTGTTGTAAAGCCAAAACAATAAATCTGTCGAGATGGCTTCAGCAGGTAAGGTAACATCCCTATCAGCACCATTTGGATCGAGCTTCTGGACTACCATGTCGGTAACAACCAATGTTTTATTGGCTGATAAAGTCTCTACGTTTTGATCGAGCTTTAGAATATTAGTAATCCCAGGGAGTATATTCCCTATTAAACCACCCATAATAAATACCTCCAAAAATCAGTAATTTGCTATTATTGTGTATGGCCTTTTAAAGACAATACAGTGACAACATTTGCCCCGCCAGCATCAACAACTAAATTAACCGCCGTGCCAGGAGTAAAACTAAAGGGGTTATTTTCGCAGATTGTGCCCACTCTTGAACCTCTCCCATTTCCGAGGCCAATCACGTCACGCCATATAACGGTAGTCCCATCTTGTAGTTCAATATCGATGTCCGCTGCTGCATCTGCGCCCTTAATTACAACCATATAACCTTCAACATAATGCCGTCTATCAGTCACCGCCGCTTTTGTAATTGTTTTAGCGGTGTTTGCACTACTTACTCCTGTTACTGTCCATTTTGCCATTTTAAATACCTCCCTTTCTAAATATATGTTATTCCCATGCCCGTTGTACTTTTAAGGCATAGGGGATTGCCACTTTAGGTGGTTTCCTGCTCTTTGTTCTTGTCTGTAAAGACTTCTTTAGGTTTTCCCATACAACAATAGGCTTGTTATCTTCCCGAGCCTTTTTATTATATTTCATTACTTCTTGAAATATGTCCTTAATCTCTTTTTTGTTCTTATCTCTAATCGCACTCATTAGCCTTGTTGCAAAACGGCCTTGCTGTTCTTTTGCCTCATCTGTTGCCTCCCTGAAAACTTTATACCCTTGCCATGCCTTGCTTTTAGACACTGGTTGAAAACCCAACAATTTACCAGCTGCCTCTGCCCCGCTTATTTTCTTGGCCGTTGTACTCCCGCCTAAAATACCACTGATCGGCCTGCCCGATCTTGTGAACTGCCCTTTTGCGTAAAGCCTGCGTGCCGCCATAATGTTTCTTGCAAGCATTGGGGTAACAGGTGATTCTTCTATAGCTCTTGTGTAATCCTTTAGTTTGAGGTCTGATATCATGTTTTTTGTATCTTCGTATAAGGCGTAAGGCACCCCAATAATATCTTTCATATTACGAGGAATTTCAATAGATATACTTCCATGTAAATCAACACCTAAACCTCCCGGGCCACCGTATATGACAATATCTTTTAGCCAATTCGGATCAATCTGATTACGAATGGTTGTCGCCGGGTCATCGTCGAACAGGTTTTTCCATAACTCATAAAAAGGCAACGATAACAACCCCCCTGCGCTCATAATCCCAACCATCGATTTTAATGCCGCTTTTTGCCCCGGACCGCCCTGTCTTACAAGCCAATTTATTAGACCTGCATATTGATGCGTGAAAGTCCTGAACGTATAGGCTGGCCGTATAATTTTACCCAAAACAGTTCCCCGCATAACCTCCGGTAAATTCTCTTTGCCATACAGGAAATGTGCGTCAATGGTGGCTTCCTTTGCATAGGAATACGCTTTTTCATAAGTATAGTCTTTGCCAAGTTTCTTTTCAGCAATCCTGAACCCAGCTAAAAATGTTGAGGCCCTATTATATTGTTCCGCAAGTTGCATAGGAAGACCTGCAACAAACATGACATCTCCTATAGTCTTGTGCCTGAATCCTATCTCTCCCTTTACTTCTCGTAAATATTGAGCAGTTGTAAGGCCACTGCTCAAACCCTCTTTCAATGCCTTTCTCTCATCACCTTTTAATCTATCAAGCCCCTTGCCCTTTGCTTTTATATCGGTTATTGCACCCCGGACATCCAGCATAGCTTTTGTAAGGTATAAACTTGATCCTTTAACTGTTTCTGCCTTGCCGGTTTTTGGGTCATGCCACACAGATAGTCGGGGCCATGCCGCAACAATATTTTGAGTAAGATTAACGACCCCACTTTTTGGTATCGCACCCAAATATTTAAAGAAGAAAAATGCCCTGAGATTATCAACTGCTCTATCAAGCCTGTCTACATTTGTAAGCATGTCCTTTACATAGTTTTTATTATAGTCATGCTCTATAGGTCGGTAGCGTGCCCGTTCTTCGTTTAAAATAGTCGAATAGTTATAAGCGCTGCCCATCTTTGAAACCATGCCATTTGCACCAGTCACATAATTATAATAAATACCTTTAATATCCTGGGTTTCATATCCTGGGACATCCTTCCGTTTAATCATTCTTTGCCCAAAACCCCGGAGCTTAAACACCTCTGCAATAGCTTTTGGTAAAACCTTCTTGATCTCCTTTGCAACGGCTTTATCATCAACACGATCAGCAGCCGAATCAATAATCTGGCTTATCGCCGATATGTCTACATTGAAAAATACAGAATCCGGCAGGCTGGTAACTTTTCCTATTTTGACATTTTTTTCGGTCACATTTTCATGGCCGTTATCATGTGCCCATTGAACTAATCGCTTACGAATGTCTCCATGTAATGACCGGCCCATAAAGGAGTTGAAGTGTTCATTATAAAGGGTTTTATTAAATAGGTCGTCTTTCTTTTTATAGGACATAAGGGTTTCGATATTCTTCCCTGACTTCTCTACTCCTACCCACTTCCGTTCGCCCACCATTTCCGGCTTATGGGTATTGAGTTTACCCTGCCTACGAAGGGCCATAAGGAGGGCACTCTGAGTTTTGAAGGGTCTGCCAGCCTTTGTAAGGATGAGTTTTTCAACTTCCGGGTCGATTATAGCGGCATAAGTATTTCCATCCCTTTGGTGTGGAAAATAGTTATGTATCTGGCCTATTAATTGTCTATATTTCTCTATGTCGTCCTCATCAACATTAAACCTTTTCATAGCCTTATCAAGTTTAACGAAAATGGTATCATACGATTTACGGACATCTGCGAAGGCATTTGCCACTTTGGGGGTGATTCCCTGTGTAATCAACCAATCGGCCATCTTTGTATAATGGTCGGAATTCAACTCGATAGGGCTACCTTTTTCGATTTTCTTAAATTTATCAGGAATGCCTGAATTTTTAGGGAAAGGCTTTCCCTCAACGGCCCATATAAGCTGACGCATTTCATTTAACTCTTTACCCTTTAAAGACAAGAAGTTCCTGGCGATATCAAAGTCCTTTTTATTTTCAGTTGCCCTTTCTTCCGCTGCACCGACCCCTACATTAACTAATTTACCCGTGCGTTTGTATTTTTTGCCAAGGAAATACGGAGTCCCAATGATTCGTTCGTAGGCTTTCATGGCTTTAGGGTCGCTGATACCAGCTTTTTTTAGGGCACCTTTAAGGGATATTTCACCTTTTAATATTGGCTCGATTGCTTTTGAAGATTCAAGGAGCATATCCGCTACCTTGCTATCTTTTATGGCACTATCCGGGAGAATAGTTCCACCTGGAGATTTTGCTTTTTTATGTAGTTCATTTTCTATCGTATTAGATGATGACGGTGGACTGGCATCAATATCCCGAAGCATTCTAGCTGCCCATTGTTCAGGAGTTTCAACGGATAACGCCGCCCCTCTTAATCTCTTTTTTATCACACTCTCCGGCTGAACCTTGTACTGCTGTGTCCACATCTTCCCGAACACATCTTCCGGCCTGTAATAGCCTTTTTTCTTTAGGGCATTACCAATTAAAGTAAAGTATCTTTTAAGCTTTGCGTATATCCGATAAAGCCAGTTGGGGCGCCCAGTCATTTGTTCCTGTTTTGTCTTGGCCGAGGCCCACTTGCCGAAATCTTTGACGAACGCTTCTTCATTGCCATGATATTTCAAAGCGGCGCTATAATCTTTTTCATCTAATAACCATTTAAATGCCACATGCCCTGTTTCATGGAAAGCCGCCTCTTTGACTTCTCCACGACCGAAGGCTGTTGACACTTCTATGACAGCCCCTATACTTGGAAGATCAACATTTGCCGCCCCCATGATCTGATCAAAAGGAAGCATTTGCAATCCACGCTCTTGTATAATTCTCTTAACACTCGCATGATCTATTTTTATAAGGGGTTTTGCTTCAACCGATATCTTGTCCCACAAACTCCGGGGCATGAGCTGCTTAACGGCATTAACGGCTATCTCCGTAGCATCCGATATACTGGTTATTTCTTTGGGCGTAAGTGGAACTTGACCGAAAGCGAACATCGGCTGGCCTTCGTACAAGACCGACTCTTTCATTTCCGGGGTTATGGTGATGGAGGGGAATTTAATGAAATCCGTTACCACTTCGCCCTCTTCATCAAATTCGCCCTCTTCATCAAAAGATTTTGGCACAAAGTATGAATCAGGGATATCAGTTGTTGATACTTGTGCCCCCCACTGCTTCCCGTACTTCTTCAGGAACCCAGGCAATAGCTCATCATAAAACGCTTTCATCCCCTCCCACCTGGGCATGTGAACATCCTTAGAGGCTGTTTGCATCTTGTTCCATATCTTATCCGTCAACACATTAACTTTACCCTGCTCCCTGTGAAGTGCGGATATTATCCGTTTTAAATCATCTTTCGTCTTTACTGTTTGAGCATTGATTTCTTTTAATATACCCTCTCTTCTTGCCACTTCCTCTATATTGCCGCCCTCAAATTGTCCGCCTGATTGTTCAGTTCCTTCAACCAACCAAGTTCCATCAGATTGTCTTTCCCAAGCATACCTGTCTGAACCCCATCGAGCAAATTGTTGCTTTGCGTTAGTCCACGCAACCTTGTCAAAACCGTTCTCAGCGGCATACCGCAACATACGCTTTAGGGCATATTCGTGCCATGTGTCGAGGAAGGGGGCGGGGGGAACGCCTTTTGGTGCATGTAGATTTTGCTCAAACGTTCCACCTATTTCTTTTGCCCTTGCCTTTGCCTCTTCCTCGGTATCAAAATAACCATCTGGCATGTTATGTTTGTCAATCGCCACCCATCTATAGCGTACTCCAAACCCTTTCTCCTTCGCCTCCTGCAACCAATCACTCTGAACCTCCTCTAAGAACAGAACTTTATTACCCTCACTGTCGGTGCGGGTATTGTGCCGGACATGAAGTATGACATTAGGCTCGTCCCAGTGGGCGGCACGGTAAGCCCGTGACCCAGGTTGACTCAGTTGCGACTTTTCTGCTGATTCTCGTGTCGGCCAATTTCCAAGGTGGGAACCCAACGGATTATATACTGCAAAGTTGCCTTCTTTTGTTTCCTCTATTCTCCAGCCTTCAGGAAGAGTAGTTCCCGGCAACGTAAACACCATTTCCTGATAATCAGTCCCGCCAGGCTCTTGGTAAGCAGCGTACTTAACCCCCTCAGTTGCAGGAAATGCTTCTTGGCTTGTCAGGTGGTTATATTCCTCTTGCTCAGAACGGGTAAGTCCCTCACTCCTTAATTTATTATCTAATTCATCAAGGCGTTTGGCATCGTCGGGAGTAAACCCCTTCACCACCTCTTGAATCTCAATCTGATGACCTTTTAAAAACTCAATAAACGCCGCCCGATCGATAACTCCGTCTTTCTGGTTCTCTTTTATCCAGCCCTCAACATCCATCCATTTCAATTCAGCAGGCTTAACCTGATTCTTTTTCAACCATGGAATAATTGACTGCGCTTTTTTAGGTAACTCACTTGGTTTTTGTTCAATCGTTTTGATAAGCTGTGAGTACATGGGCTCTACCGGAGTCCGTACCTGTAAACTAATATTGGGGTCTGTTTCCGACCATGTGCCTATATTATAGGTTGACTTTATTTGGGTAGGATTGAAGACAACATAAGACCAATCCCCACCTTTTTTTTCAAGCGCTTCTTTTTCCTTATATATTTTACTCTTTTCTTCGCTTGTCTTGGCAGCTGATATCCTGTGCATAATTGCCGCCATTCCTTTTATTTCACCCGTGTTCCAATATTTAATACTATCAAATCCATGTTTTCCGAGTAACCCGTGGACCTCTCCTTTGAAATCATCTATAACTTCTTGTAATTCATCTGATTCTGAAAAACCTTCCTCATCTTCACTTTCTCTATATTTTTCTTCTATGTCCCAAAGCTGGTGCTCATATTTTTTAAATACTTCAATTTCTTTTTCAGAGAACTTTCCTGTTTCTTCAAGAGCGAACGGAAAATTATCAATATTAAATAATCCAGGATCAGATTTTAAAACAAGGGGGTTTTTGAAGTTAGAATAAACAGGGATGATAGATTGGCTATCTAAAACTATTTTTTCCCCTGCAATAAATTCCAACCTATCGCTTGCCTGATCTGCCGTGCCTAAATGTATTCCAATGTCATGTTTACCGGGCTTAAAAGCTTTAAACACAGTTGCCGTTCCATGATAAAATACACGGGGTTCACCCCCTACTTTGCCACTTACAGTAGCAACCGATTTTTCAAACCATTTCTTAAAATTCGCTGTCTTTTCATATTCGGACAAAGCCTTTTTGTCAGCAACCATAAGGTCAGTTACAGCCCCCCCCGGCCACTTCTTTACACTCTCTTTCGCAACTATATAGTTCCGACTATGATACCGCACCGACACCTTGCCCTTGTCTTTACCCTTGGTGAACTCGTGATATTCCGTGAAAGGCACGGTTTTATTGATCTTCTGGATGCGTACCATGCCAGGAGTTGGCTCGGCTATCTTTTCAGGGGCTTTTTCTTTCGGCTCAAATAATTCCCTATCCTCATATTTTTTAGGTTCAAGAATAGTTGCCTGCTTCCCAGCAGTAGCTACTTTTATTTCACCTTCAGGAACTTTGGCTCTTGGCTTAACCCCTTTGGGGGGCCTCTTTATTTCACCCTTCATTCTTCCAATGGCTATTTTCTCTTTAGGGGTAGGTTCAGAGGGGGTCAAGACAAATTTGGGTTCTTCAACAGTCTCAATCTGAAAAAGATTGCCTAACTCTTTGTTGATTTCTTCTTCTGAAGGCTTTTTATCTTTGAATTCAGCATTAACCTCAGCGAAATCAATTTTGTATTGCTCATTGTTTTCAAAGTCTTTGCCATATCGTTCCTCCAATTCTGCTTTTAAACGAAGTTCTTCTCCCTTTAATTGTTCTTCAGTGACGCCACCAAAATCAAACCCCTGGGCAAGGTCAATATATTTATCCCCAATATTTGCTTCAATGGCACTCATCAAATCTTGATCTGTTGACCCTGGGGCTAACCAGCCAGCTTCTATCGCATCTGTTACCCTTTCATCCAAACTTCTTGATTTTCTATTCCAAAATCCAGGCGGGAATTTTTTAGCGGGTACTTTACGGCCATACCTATTGTAATCCCACCTTATATCACCAAGCTCTCCCGCCCAGGCAGTATCACCAGGATTAACGCCCCCAGAGGCAGCTATCCACGCCCTTATTGTTTTTGCACTTGATGCCCGGGACACCTTTTTACGCACCTTCTTTTTCGCCGCTTTTACTTGTTCCGGAGTTGGCTTTAAGCCTTTTAGGCTATCACTCCATAGAATCTTACCGCTTTCCACAGTCAGACCCGTCCTCTCAATATCCTCGGCCTTCACATTAAACTCGTCTAACATCATACCGTGAATAGGCGAACCAGCCCGTGAGGACTCGTATATCGTGCCGTCCTTAGCCTGTATGACAAGATTGTCTTTTACGCCTTCTATGGTATCAGATGCAAGGACACGCTTGGGTATTTTTTTCTCTACCCCTACCCACTCCTTGTCTCCTATCATTTTCGTGGGTTTAGCCATAGGAAGGAAGAATTTGGTTATTTTCCCATGTATAGCCTTTGCTTTAGATAGTCCTTCTTTAACGTACGCTTCCTTGCCTTTTCTTGTTAATCCAGAAACAGGGCTTTCCATAGTCGCAAACCAATCAGCCTGCGGGGCGTCTCGTGCTAATAATAATTTACTTATATCTTTAGCAACCTTTAAGACTGTTTCATCGACGTTGCTCAAAGCCTCACCTGTATACTTGCGCATCATGTATGCACCAATGGGCTCTTTTGTAAGAGAATAATGCTCTCTTAGTATAGAATCAACCGAAGCGTACAGTGTGTCTACGGGAACATCCACCCCAAGCTCATCAGTTATGATTTTTTTTGCCCCTTCATATCCCTTAACAGCGGCAGCAGTCTCAAACTTATTGGCTTCATCATAGAGCTTGCTTAGTTCAGGGTTTTTATTTTGTTCCTCCCACGTAAGGCCAGCCTTCTCTAATTCATCGTGTTTGGCTTCTATTATAACTTGGAGTTCATCTGATTTTTTAGCTAAGCCTGCAAAGGTGTCAGAGGTAAGGACACGCTTGGGGGCTTCTGCTGTGGCATCAACAATGCCTAAACGTTTTTTATAATTACCTATAAGTCTGTCTGTCTCTGTATATATTTCAGTGTTTTTATCAACCCCGGCCTGCTCTAATATTTGTTTTGCTTCAAGCAATCGGGCGAGACTATTCTTGGGTTTTAATCCATACGACCTTTTATGTAACCTCGTTGCCTTTTCAATAGCGGCCCTCTCTCCTTCCACTGTTGCACCCCGTGGGGCCTCTTTTACCCCTTCAACAACCCCTTTGGTGATCTTTTCCTCCCCCACGGGGGCTTCCTTTGGCTCTTTAGCCGCTTCCTTAGCCTTCAACTCAGGGTACTCCGCAAGGACTCCTTTCGGGATAACCTTGTCTTCAGCCTGGGCTTGTTTGACGGCGTCAAAAAAAGACCCTTCGTCTATTACCACCTTTGCAGGAAAAGATTTAGCCCCTAATTTATATAGCGACTCTGCCCTTGTGGCCCCCTCAAGAATATATGGACCTTCCTTATCAACAACAACAATTAATGGGTTAATTTCTTTAGATTTTGCAATTTCATCGGCTAACTCGGCAATGCTTTTTGTTCCAGCAGTAGAATAATGCTTACCTGTCAAACTTCCTTCAAATTCTGATAATGGAATTTCATATATTCCTTTAAGTACCGTTGGTGTATCTACAGTTGCTTCTATAGAAGACATATTGGGTATTTTACTCCGTACCTTACGACCGTCTACCACACCTCCAGCTATATGATATTTGGTTTTAAGGTTCTCTTTCGTCATCTCCCACGGCTCTTTCGCCCCAGGTTCGACTTTCTCTGCTTCCTCAACCAACCGGCCCTCTTTCCCAGCAAAACGCCCCCTAAGCCGTTCTAAGCCCGTTGGCCGCTCAGGAATAGGCATCTCAGTAACTACCTTCGAGGGCCTAACCGCAGAAGGCGGGACTCCAGGGGCGGGAGGAGTCTCTTCGAGAAGAGCACCCCCGGAGCGTGGGGGAATTGGTGAAGGAGGTTTAGCTTTTGACGGAGCAGGCATCCCTTCTGAAAGTTCGTCACCTGGCCTGGCTGTGGTGGGTTCTATTTTGTCTGTAAGCTCAATTATCTGGCCTTGAATATCATCCCACGCTTCTTTTATTTCTAATTCTGTAACGCCAGCCTCTTTTGCCTTTTCAGATATATTATTCAATTTTGCGATTGTACCACCAGCTATGCCACCTGCACCGAAACCACCAATTATACTTTCAATAATTCCTTCCGCAAGGCTCTTTGAATCATCATATCCAAGTTTTGCGATAAGGTTCTGCCAAATTGTTTGAGTGGCCTCTTGCACCGATTCTTCGCCAGCACCCTTGATAGCACCTGTAGCGACCCCACCCCTAAACTTAAACATTCTACTTATTGGCAAATATTCCAACATGGCTGTTCCTGCTGTGGACAGAACGCCGTAATAACTTGACTCAGTTATCCCCTTGCCAGCTTCCCTTGCCTCTTCATATTGTGGCGCACCTTCCATTAGGCCAAGCATGGCTGCACCTATCCACGGCTGTCCAGTGACAATACTTGCAACAACAGCCCCGCCCATTGACGGAATGGCCTGTGCCACTATTCCAACAGCCCTTTTCAATGAAGGATTCTCTATAAATGACCCCTTATAGATAGTCGGGTCTGGCTTTGCGATGCCTTCTGTTTGAGCCTCCTTCCAGTAATTAGACGCATCTTTTCCTAATTTAACAAGCCACGGATCTCTTGTAACTTCTCCTGTCCACCTTGCAAATGAACCTATTCCACCAGCAAGACTTTCAACTCCTGATAACAATCCTTTTCCTATGGTCTTTGTATAGCCGGGGGTAGCATCAGGTACTTCAATGGGAACTGCTTTTTGTGGCACCCGTGATAAAACACTATCGGGGGGTCTTTTAGGGACAAGACTCAATCTTTCTTGGCGAGGTTGTCTAACACGCCTTTGGACAAAATTAGATTTTATTCGACTTTGTTCCTCAATCGGTAAAATATTGAATTCATCATCTTTCATATTCCGATCAAAATAGTTTAAATAAACCTTTTCTTTCTCGGCATAATCGAGATTCTGAAATTCGGGATCTTCATCCCATTGTTGTAATACTGATAACATTATCTGTAATTTCTCCAGTCATCGTCTTTTGTCTTATAAATCGGATGTCTTTTCAGACCCGGCTTTTTATCTGTTGGCTTGCCAATCGCAAAATTAAATGTGCTTTTAACCCACAGTTTTTGTTCTGGTGTTACATCACCGGCTGACGGATCGCTCGTTAAAATTCTTGCCGCAATTGTTTCCTTGATATCTTTATCCGACCCATAATCTTTAAATATTTCTTTTTGCTTATCGGTTAATTGAAAGTCTGGGGTAAGTCCATTTTTTCTTATAAAAATCCGTGCTTTTTCATTTGTAATTACGGATTCTTTTTGAGAGGGTGAAAGATTTGAATATGGATTTAGTATTACAGCATTATCTTCTGTTGCCATACCAGTAACATTTGGGTTTTTCCGAAAATAATCAAGCTCTTTTGGGTGAGGTTCTCTTATTGGGATACTATCAAAATCTTTATCACCTTGTTCACCAGTGGGGGGTCTCTTCCCGCCCAAGAAAGTTGTCCTTATATGGTTCTGGTAGTCTTTAATCAACCTAACGGCCTCTTTAATATCACCTGATTCTTTAATTGCCTTTGCTCTTTCAGGATCAAGTGTTTCCATTATTATAAAACTTGCTTCATCCATACCACCAGTAGTCTTAATTTTTACTATTTCTTTTCCAGCATCTTTTATCGCCTTCAATGCCTCTGTTCTTGTTAGTTCAGGCGTATTAAATGCTTTTCGTGCAGCTTTTAACTCAAGTCCTTTTTTGTCAAAGGCAATCGGATCATACAGTAAAAAACCCTGTTCTTTTAATTTTGTTTCAGCATCGCTTACATCTTCAACACCCCTCAATGTTTTTGGGATGCCTTCTTTAGTCCAATATTTTAAATCTGTGGTCTTTGGCTTGTCTTCCTTGGGGCCTGGTTTCGATATCTGTCCCGTCTTTTCCCATCCGATTGTTGGGTTCCACCGCTCTCTTTCATAAACATTACTCTCTTTATTAAAGAACTCTCTTGTTTTAGGTGGTTCAGGCGGCTTAGAATAAGCCTTCTCCATTTTAAGCATCTTGGCGGTAAAGTCCTGGGAAACAGTGGCAGGGATATTTCTCTTTAACATGATACTCATTATTTCATTTGGAGGAACATTTTCCCCGGTCGTTTTCTTTAATTCCAGAATATCATTTAAAGCCAGCGAAAAATTACGCTGAAGGTCTTTTTTCTTTTTTTCCTCTACCACAAGTCCATTAATTACGCCGGGACCTGTTCCTCTCCATGGTTGCATTAATTGAGGGGATTGTGTAGACCTGCCCCCCTTTAATAGATTTGATAATATATTTTGAGTGGTTTGTTGTTGTGCCCTGGGATTAATAGGCTGTAAATTCGCTAAAGCATTCATGATTATGTACCCCAATTTTCAAAAATGTCTCCAACTAACTTGGATAGTGAATCTCCAATTTGTGTGTATTCCCCGGAAGAGCCTGGGTCATAAGTAGAAGTTGTTTGTTTATAAGGTGATACGCCGATAGTGGCCAAATAATTGTTAAGTTCATTCTGTAACGCTTCACGAGTTCCCCATCCTTCCGGGTAGGCGGTTGTTAGTTGCATTTCTGTCTGGGCTGGCGTGACAAGCCCTTGCGCTTTAGTGCCTATTGTGCTTGTTAATTGTTGAAGGATGTTTGGTAAAGAAGCAAGCGCAGCGGCATTTCCTTTAGGTAAAAATGAACCCATCTTCTGTCCGCCAAAACCAAAATTTATGCCTGTCATTAATTTATCAAGATAACTCTGCCCGGGGCCGTAATTGCCTCCCCCCATGGTTTTATTGATAAGACTTCCTAAAAGGTTTTGATTCTCGGAACCGGCACCATAAGTTGATTCTGTTGCCTGGACTAATTCGTCGCCAGCCCTTGAAATATCTTCTTCAGATAATCGGTAGGTTTCTTTCATAGGCTCCTCGCCGAATGCACCTATTTGAGCCTCTAAACTTTTTACTTTATACTCGGCGGAAGAATAAGCGCTCTGTAAAGAAACAAGCTGTCTTCGCAGACCATCAACAACGGATGTATTTCCTTGAGCCTCTGCGATCTGAATTCTTTCACTTAAATTTTGAAGAGCCGACAGGGCACCTGCTTTACTCACTTTGGCGGTTGCTAACTGGCTTTCCAGGTTAGCTCGCTCCGTCATTCCTTCTTTAGTGGTTCCATAATAATTCTGGAAAAAGTTCTGCATCATCGCAGGAATATGCGGATCTGTAGGGGCTACGGTAGATTGCTGCTCATCATCGTCGCCACCTAAAAGAGAAGCCCCTAATGAAATAACCCCGGGGATTATTGCACTTAATAAACCCATTTTTTCTACCTCCTTAAATATTTGTAAGCAAGTTCACTAAAAGCTGATACGGGGCAAGACGATTTTCTTGATAGCTTTGTTGTGTACCACTTCCTGTCGATTGTGTTGTATCATATCGCCCCAAATTTGCCAATTGTCCTAATATTCCTGGCATAGCGGCTTTCATTCCGGCCCCTGTCATAGCTGCATTATAGGCCATAGGCGTATACCTTGACATTACTTCACCTGTTACATCGGATATGGCCTCCCCTGCCACTGAAGAGTTAAGCATGTTCCTTGACACAAGATTATTCAGTGTGCTGGTAAGCTCTCCCGGCAAGTCTTTCAATGCTAACTGCCTGTACTGATTTAAAGCATTTTGAGTGTAATCGTCTATATTCCCCGGCATATTATTAATCTGTGATATAAGCTGTGGGAGTATCGCACTTAATAGTTGGTTTCGCTGATCTTCCGGCAACCCGCCATAAGAAGTGCTTTGCCGTGTATCACTACTTGAGCTTCTTGTAAAAGGGAAGATGTCTGATGGTATATTGAAAAACCCCTGATCAGTTGTGTTCGTTACGCCAGTCCCGGTTCCTGTTCCTGTCCCTGTATCGACTCCTGTCCCAATAGTCCCGGTGGGATTTAACCAAGTTTGGCTTTGGCCTGTAGGCGTTGTTAGCCATAATTGGCCTTCTTCTGTATTTAGCCAATCTTGACCTGGCTGTGTTCTTAACCAGTTTTGACCTGCCGTTGACTCTAAGGCACCAAAATATGTTTCAACTCCCCCCGTCAGGCCATTATCTGTCCCTGGAGCCGTTCCTGTCCCCGTTCCAGTACCTACCCCTGGATCAGTAGTCGCTCCCGGGATTACAGGCAGCCCTGTTATAGGATCAAAATTAGGGTTTGTAACATTAGAATCTATACCTAACCCAGGATTATCTATTATTGCTGACTGATACCATGGCTGGTTAGCCCAAATATTGGTACCAACATTCTGTCCCGTTGGGTCTTGATAATTATAGCCAGGATAATTAAAATTAAGCCCCGATGCCCATGTTGCCATTTTTTATTACCTCCTTTTAATAACTTAATATCACATCTGCTCTGCCAACACCTATTATAGTCGCTGATTCAAGGGCATTAATAATATCAATATTTTTCTGGTCAGACAGGTCAAAAGAATCCCTCAATCGAAGTTCAAAAAGGAAACGCTTTATTTTTGCATTAGTGTGTGTTACAAGAATTTCTCTTTCGTCTTCCGTGAAGCGTTCCCAGAAATCAATGTTTGATATAACAGGATTTGGCTGCTCTATTATGGGTTCCGGTTCTGAGTATGTGTCAGTGTCAGGGTCATAAGTCCATCCTGCTGCCGGTTTTGGCGTAACTTCTGAAATGTCTTTTATAACCAGCCCGGCGCTTATAAGCTCGTCAACTTTGTCCGGCTCGCACTCGATGATATTTACTATATCATTTGTTATATGTGCATATTGCATTTTTATACCTCCTTATTCAATCCATCGAACTTCAGCATATCCGCTTCCGCTATCGCCTCCGGCATTTGCACCATCTCCGCCGCCTGCACCGCCGCCGCCTGAGTTAGCCGCAGCAGCATCACCAGCAGCCCCGGCATTGCCATCAGCGCCATCGCCATAACTTCCGCCGCCTGCACCGCCATGTGTCCCTCCGCTATAACCACCTTGGCCGTAACCGATACAATGCCCATAAGATGCTGAATGGCCCACTGCACCTGCGCCGCCGATTCCATTAATTCCAGGCTCGCCGGCTGTGGCACCTCCGTCCCCCCAGTCTGTGCCTGCTGTAACATAGGCAATAGCTCCACCATTCCCACCATTACCATTAGCACCATTAGCCAAAAGCCCTTTTTTTCCACCAAGGGCAGTAAGAGTGCAGCCCCCAGTTATTGTAGAGTTTGAACCATCGGCACCATCGGTATCAGCGGCCCCACCCGTGGCGGCGGCTGCTATTGTGATAGTTAAATCGGTAGTCACTCGCATTAATCGTTCTATTACCTGTGCTCCACCACCACCTCCGCCAGCAAAGGCTGTGCCAGTATCCCCGCCACCGCCACTACCACCGGCGGCAACAAGTAAAATCCAGGCCCAATCAACGCCCGCCGGACGTGTCCATGTGCCGGACGATGTAAATACTTCTGATTTTGCAACTCCACCAAAACTACCCATTTTTAATTCTCCTTATTCATCGTATAAAATAGCACCTACAAGACTAAGCCCCCACTCACTGCCTGTCCAATAACCGGAAATTATATTTCCAACCACGTTTGTGCGTATATATCCCCCGGCAGCACTTTGATTGGCCCTATATCTAAATTTTTCAGTACCATCGGCAGTAAATCGTAAATATTGTGCCACGGTTACAATTCCCATAAATCTGTGTCCGCTCGATCCCGCGGGAAGCGTTAAATTTACCGCTCCACTTGCGCCTGTATTCGTAAAAATTGTAGCACCTAATAGCTCGGCAGCCGTTAAAGTTGCATCAGCGGTTTTAGCACTTAACGGCCCTGACTCAATGGTTAATGTTTCGTCGCCAGCATCGTTATTCTCGGTAAACTTCATACCTGATCCTGCTACCAGCTTCCCATTCACATACCCAATGGTCGTATCATTAGACGATATCAGAACACCACTGCCCGCCGCTAATGCCGCTATGTCAGCAAACAACTCTAAAAGATCATCATCAAGAAATTTTGTCCTGAGAATAGTATAAAGTGTATCGCTATTACTATATGACCCCATTGCCATGATTTATATCTCCTTTTTTATCCTTGCAATCCCCTATATTTCATTATCAACCCGTCAAAATACAATGGCTCCCCGATAAGGGTGGTTGCTTTTACTTCTACCTGAAAACTTCGACAGTTGACATTAATATCTTTCCATAACAAAACCGCTTGCCTGCTTAACGGGAACTTGGCGTCAATCAAATCAACAGATTGAACATCATTTAATGTTAGGTCATCCTGGGCTGCTAAATTATGCGTCCATGTATGAACTTCCTGTGATTCAAATCCATCCTTAAATAGCGTTACATTGAGTTCGGCGCCCATCCTGGCAGATGCAACTACCTGGTATTTCTCAAGGTCAATAGTTACAAAAGGTGTTTCTATATAGGCAGTCGCAAATATCGGTTCAATTTGGTACTCGCTTAAATCCTTGTAATCAGTCGAGTCAAATTTATAAATAAACCCGTCACTGCTACCAATAAAAAACTCGCCGGCGAAAGACCCAAAACAGGTAGGGCTCAGGATTGATCGAATTTCTACGCTTGTCACATCCGGGTCGCCCGTATCGTCCCTGATGTAAACAGTGTTATATCCTAAAGTATCGTTATCTCCGTAATCCCAACCGTGGTCGTCTAAACTCCCCGCCGTCCCCTCGGTAATATTTTCACTGTCTAAAGTAATGAAGTCGGGTTGTGTCGATATGCTCGGATCACCGCCTGCCGCCAACTCAACGTAATATTCGCTTGTACCGCTTCCCGAGGCTGTCCATTTATATGTTGAAGATGACAGAATATTCTTGTAAAACTCGTACTCCGACCACGGATACCTTGATCCCATGCCAGTAGGGTCTACCGTGGGTGTTTTTGTATGACCGATTAAAACCCCGTGATACGAGGGCATACAAAGCAAATAATGTCCATCAAAAGGGTTGTACTCAGCGATTGCAGTCGAAGAGGCCCAATGGTCTGTTATCCTATCCGCTACCGGGTCGCTTACGGAAAACGTCCTTAAATCCCCATATTCCTGAACACCGGATAAGGTGTCGACACCTATCTCCGAAGCTCCCCAAAGGTCATTCCCGACACTTCTTAGTGTCTTATGGGTTGACCATACCCTCTGAAATAAGTGAGGCAATGAATAATTTGTAGGGGTTGCTCCGCTCAATTTACATAAATAGGGTTGGTCTTCTGTGCCATAAACAAATAAATCGTTATACAATGACTGTAAGGCCCCTATCTCATAATTATTATTGTTCTCATCAACCGCACCTACATACCCGCCACCATCATCGGTTGACCAGTCTAAGTGAGTTAAATTACAATACCAACTATATCCCGGATTATCAGAGTCGCCAGCCACAAAAAGCCTGTTGTTGTGGTTACATCCAAAACTTGCTTTAGGGGGCATCCCTGGGCGTAATGACATAATCGGGTTTTGTGTGGTAACATTTACCCATGCCGCCCCTGTCCACTTATAACAAACACCCGCGCTCGCTACATCAGAGCAATGAACCAGCACATGATTAACTCCGTCTCCTCCCGTATGCTCGATGCTCATATAATAAGCTACGTTTCGTGACATCTCGGTCGTAATATCGGAAGATGTAAAAGTAATGCTGTATTCGGTCGCTACCCCCGTTAAATCAGTCGCATCGGCTAAAAGTTCCTTTGCGGCTAAAATAGAGTTGTCTGACACCAGCCTTAAACGTGCTGTGATTGCCGTTGCGCTTGCCGTCCCCGCTTCACTGAGTTTTACTGTAAATGTAGTGGGTGGGATTGTGTACCCGGTCGTCCATGACTGTGATGTAAATTTATAAGCAATTCTGGTATTTGTGCCATCCCCTAATTTAACCGTGCTGTCCTCATCTCCCGATATATTGTCAAATTGATACCCGCTTGTTCCCGTGCCATCATCATAAGCAATCTTGAGGTTTGCCGCACCCACGCCGTCGAGATATTTAATATAGCTTCCATCGAGAATAACCGCCACGCCATTGTAAGCTAAAATAACCGCATCCCCCTCTAAGGTGCCTATCGATGTCGGGTCAAGGCTGCCGTCCAGGTAGTATAATTTAAAATTGGAATCAACAAGAAGATCCCGATTTGTACCGCCGATAGGAACACGCTCGAAAAGTTTTACCGTTGCATTCGATGTGGTTGCAGAATTGGAATATTTAATGATAGGTGCCCGGCTTTCAAGTTTTCCGCCCTTTAGAAACTTATAATTAATGCACTTTGCAAGCTCGGTTTTTTGAATTTGAAATGCTGGAACATCAGTTCGTAGCCCGTGGGGAAACCCAGCTAAAGGAATAACACCACCCGGTCGTTTCCGTTTAGGCGCTCTTGCATGTATAGGCCAGGATAATGTCATCGATTAAAAATCCAATTTATATTTCTTTTTTACAAAATTACGTTTAAGGTCTTTAGACATGGCCGCAGCCATAAAAAAGTCATACAACGCCCCGTCACCTGCCACGTCGTACTCATTCCGGTTTTTTGCAATCAATGCCACCGCCTGCCTGACAGGTTCATTAAACTCGTTATTATAAGGCATTGAATCGCTTGATACCAAGGCACTATTCTTTTTATCAAAATGAATTATAAGGGCATAATCGTCATTAGAGGTGTGCTCAAAAATGATGTTTGTTCCTTCATGTGCCCAATAATAAGGCTGTGCCTTTGAGATAATTCCAGCTTTGATTTCTACCCCGGAAGCGTCCGGGTCGCCCGTATCGTCCCTAACATAAATAGTGCTGTAGCCAAGGGTGTCATTGTCCCCGTAGTCCCATTCATGATCAGATAGGCTCCCAGCCGTACCCTCAGTTAGAGCAACGCCATCCATAGTAACTTGATTTGGTTTTGAGATGTCGGGGTCTGCCCCTGCAAGTGTTCTAAGGTAATACTCGTTTGTTCCCGAACCGCTCGCCGTCCAACTGTACGTTGCCGTATCGGTTGCTGTTATCCATGTTGTAAGATATTTCCTTTTGACATGTATGTAATCCGGGGTCTTTTCGTCGATCTCATCATTGTCTATCCACACAGACCTGATAGATACGCAGTTGGTGGGTTGCGTAACTGTGTTGGTATTCTCTGTAAGGGTTTTGCTTGTATCGGTTCCGCTTATCCAACTACTGTGTAAAGATATAAGTGTGGCATCTAACTGGACTATCGCCCGGTTTAAATAATCTAACAGTTCAGCATCGGGGTACTGAAGAATATTTGAATCTCTTAAATCGTACCTTGCCGATGTTATAACATTAGCTACTGTTGCCATTTTAAAGCACCTTTTCACCCGGAAGGATCACGGGGAATGAGTCCGGGACACTCACTTTCAGGTGGTTTACACCCTACCCCGTGAAAGACTTATATCTCAGCACTCGCATATAAAGATCGAGTACACCGCTTGAAATATTCACATCCTCAGTGTCTGTCGTTGCCTTAATATCAATCGTATCATTAGCTGTGAATGTCTTTTGTACAGGCGCAAGCGGGGCTTTATTTACGAACACACTAATGTCAATGTCTTGAAGTATATCCAGTATCCCGCCGGTATTATTAGCCAACTGAACCGCAACATAATTTGGACTGATAACATACCCGGACAACCCCATGTCGGCCATATCTATATTGCCGGACACCATTACCTGGTCTCCAAGAGAGGCACCGTCTATCTCAATCTCGATAGTTACTTCCGACTTATCTTCAATTACCGGAGGATTCCATGTGGTAGTTCCTGAAACTATCTTCCGAGCTACTCCCACGGCATCAATCGCAAGGCCATTGCCCCAAAAATTAGTGATCCCACCATACCCAATATCTATGGTTGCATTAGTTGGAGCAGCCGTAATCACATCGGCCCAAACATCGAGAACTATATCATTTGGATTGACATAGAATACTTGATGCACATCTCCATCGCCCGCATCTAAAGACTGCGTGCCAAAATATACCCTTCGCCTGATAAGTTTCTCCGCATTCTCTATTACATGCTGCCTAACCCCACCAAGAAAATCATTATATATCATTTTTTTCTTGCTCCTGTTTTTTCTGTTGCTCGATTATAGTTCTCACTTTGCCCATACAGTCCTTACATGCCTGATCTTTTATATCTTTAATGGTCTTATCTTTTACCTTACACATAAACGACCGGCACGTCGTAGGTCTGGTATCATATATATCGCATAACCCGTCTTTTAGGTGAACGCAGGGGTCATACAACCGAAACATCGTAACACCGGCCTCGTTTATATAAAACTGATTGCCTCGATTCATAAAATAGTCGATAACCTCAACATTCAGCATGGTTACTGGAAATTCCACATACTCACAACACTCCGCACACTTTATGCACGTTTTTTGTTGGTCGGTTAAATTATCCATTGTAGTTATCCCCCTCTCCACAAAACAGAGGGTTAATGGACTCAAACCCTAAAACCGTCCCCATCTTGCTAAAGTCAACCCGCTTTGTCATGTTGAATCCCCTGAGAGCAGCATGGATGGCATCTACTACCGCTGGTTCAATGTCATGTTTAACCATAGCTTTTGCCCTGATGATATCTGCTTTTATTGTGTTAATATCTCCTTCATGGTAGGTCATAGTCCCTGGATATAATGGATCATCTCCTATATATTCCGATACAGTTGGGTCTTGATTTTTCCATGCCCATTCCATCCAGTGTGTATGAACCTGAGCAAGACAGTTATCGTTCTGCCCGGACGCATTCGGAGAGGTCATGTCTATTAACACCTCAAGTTGGGTGTCTATCCTGTGGTCATCATCTGTCATAATCCAACCTACAGAAGGCCCTTTCGACATTTCATACTCTGTGCAAGCTCGCTTTAAAATCACATTAACCTCTTTACCGATATGCTCATCAACGGCCTTTCTTACCGCCTCGTAACATTCACGACCTTCATCGAGACTGTTATTGTAGAAATATCCGCCATAAAGCCTGGGCGTATAATAACGGATTTCAATACCACACTTAGAGGACCTATCGAGGGACTTTTGGATATCAAGTAATGCAAACAACTCTTTTAACGTCCGTGGACCTACAACTACCTTCCAACATTCCATACAACGTGGCGGAATAAAACCGAACGTATCAAACTTTAAATGATGATCCAGGGTACATTTTTTTGTCCCAAGATGTTTAACATGGTGCCAGGGAGTGTCAACCCCTATGGCATGGGCAAATCTTTTATAAATGCCCTCATAAGAAAGATGATAGCCTAAGCGTTGAAGTGGATCATGGATAACTGATATTAAGTCTTCCCCAACGCATTTGTGATAGTACGTTCCTTTTTTTATATTCCGGCTGTTATATACTTTATTTTCAACCGGCAACATTGTATTACTCATAATAAGTACCTCCCGCAGGTACAAGTTAAAAGATTAATTATTCCGGTACTTTCCATCCGGTAGCTGCTACCTCAAGAACCCCTGAAAAGACTCCATCGAGCGATGATGCCGCTGTACCCGAAGGGCCTTTCCCGCCGATTACTTGAAAAGTGATATACCCACCATAAGGAAAGTGCATGCCGACCCCTGTGTCGTTTCCACCATCCGCCCATCCTTGAGCAGCACCGGCCACGCCTGCCACTACACGCCTGACAGACCCTTTAGGGGTTGTTTCGGGATCAGTCGGAAGGGCCAAAACCGAACTGGTGTGTATTTTCGATTTTGCCAGGGTTGCCAGCCCAAAGCCATCCGCATCCGTTGAAGCCGAAGACAATGACGCATCCTTATAGGCTATATACCCGATGCCGGCAGTCCCGGATGAGATGGACTTGCTGTTGCAGTTATGGGTTACACCTGCCGTTCCTCTTGGCCCGATAAGGTATACCCCCTCCACAACAGCCCGTGCCGGAACCTTTAGGATTCTCAACACATTCATGACTTTATTGGTTAAAGTCGGAGCGGTTACATTCGCAAAATTAATCCTGTTTCGGGCTACAAAGCCCCCCTGCCGAGGGGTAACTTCAGCAGCCGCACCGGGATTAGTGGCAACAGCCGTTAAATCATACGTAACTGTGCTTGACGCAACAAAAGCTACTTGTGCCATTTTGTTTCTCCTTTTTTGGGGTTACGATCCCCTGTTAAAATTAATAAATAAAAAGGGCAAGGTTTACGATTACTTGCCCTTGTCGTGGCTAATTATGCACTACCGCATAAGACGAAATATTCATGGTCCCAAAATACTTACTATTGTAATACACGTTCTTTAAGCCGAAGATCATACCCGCGGATATACCTTTTTCGTTGCCGTAATCGTCACGCTCTTCGTTCCAGGTTAAAAGGTTGTCTTTCCCGTAGGTCCGCTGGTCGATCTTGTCGTAGGCATTACCAAGAGCAAACACGCCAGCCTGTGACCCAAGCAGCAAGTTACGCCTGACATTGGCAACAGGGCTGTAAATCCTGCTGGCCTCAAAGAAGATCATTTTATTGTAAACACCTAAAGACCCTGTAAAAATCGGGTTTTTAAGGCCCCTTGTATTGGCATACATCTGAATATCAGACCACTTAATATAAGTGGACGCCGAGACATTCAGCCTTAAATCCGTAACAGAGTAAGGGTGTATAACGCCTACAAAGTAGTCTTCACCCTCTATCATTGCCGGGCGCATAGGCGGGGTAATGGTCGTTGCCTTTTCCTTCGCATAATCAAAATCCGCAAGGGCAATTTGATCATTACTGCCAAGGCTGGCCTCATCGGTAGCGATAACGCCGGAATGTGCCACATCACCTGTTACGATATAGTGATCTGTGTCCGCCGCTACAGCCGCCTGTCCATGGCTCATGGTTGTATCGCCACCAAGATTACGAAATAGATACTCGTCTAACTTACCTGCGAACCAATCGGAAAGGTTATCCTTGCCGTCTGTACGCAAAGCATGAAGAGTTCTCTGTTGCGACATTCTTTTAAAGGAATGTGCATTCCGTAACTGGTCTATCACTAACGAGTCCTGGTGGTAAACCAAGGCTTCTTCATTATCTTTCATTCGATTCAGCGTTGTTATCGTAAAACTATTTAAGTTTTACTTCTTATGTTTTCACATAAGCTCCGACTATATCTTCACTTTCGTGTCCGGCACTCGTGTAGCGATTATTGGTAATGTGTCCTCACGCTATAGTCTGTGAACCTTCCCACCTACTTAAATATTCACAACATTTTCGATAGGCTTGGCTGCTGATTATCCAATCCATAAATTTTTTTAAACGTTCACACTCATTGTTTCCAATCACGTTGTAGTATTTATGGCTCTCAGGATTTTCCAGCAATTCACCGGATTTTTTAAACACCATACTATGATCAATATCATGATTAAGGCATCTAATTAATTTCCTTCATAATATGGAGGGAGACTATGTTGAAAAATTATCTCCAGTTACCCCAGCCCCGGTCATCTGCATTAATAGATCATACTTAATGGTGTCACCGGCACTTTTTTCAAGGTCTGTCAACCACTGGATGATAGCCTTTTTCGACTTGCCCAAAAATTTCCTAAAGTACGTTTTTTTCAATATCTCCCGCATCGTCAACTTAGACCAAATATTGACATTTTGGGAACTTGAGGTTCCAAATTCTGTTAAAGCCATAATATATACCTCCGATTATGTTTATTGTTAAATTATCTGTTTAAATCAACCCATTTCTTCTTGAAGTAAGGCCCGCTCGATTTTTGCTACATCGGCATCCGACATACCTATGAAGTCTTCAACATTAATACTGGCAATATCATCAAGCCCTAAACCCGTTTTACCTGACTGGTTTTGAACACCAACCGGGCTTTTTGCTTTTTTGGCTAATGCCCTTAGCGTAGGACTAATGCCTTTGCCGCCCTTTTTAAGTTCGCCTGTGTCTCCTATCGAAACAAAGGCATTAAGAGCAGTTTTAAATTTCCTGGGAGACGTGAACGCCTCTATAACATCGTCTACCCTGATATTAGGGTATTTTCCGCTAAACTCCTTGCCAACAGAAGATGAATCGATCATTTCTATCGCCTCGTCAAGAGATGTAGGCGGCGATAAACTATTATCAGCAATATACTTATCAAATGTCTTACTTAAATCACTATAAGCCGCTGAAAGTTTTTTTGATGCAGGTTCGAAGGCTTCATCAGAAGCAATAATGTTTCCAAGTTTCCTCTGATAATTTATCTGCGTATCAGTTAAACTCGCCTTTTGGCCCAGGGCATCAACTTTATCTACCAGTGGTTTTTGAATACGCCCCAAGTCCTTTGGGTCAATATATGGGTTTCCGTCCTCATTAAACTGAACGGGGATACCCCCATTGGGAAACTCTGGTTCAGGCTCAGGCTCCTCAGAAGATGCCTTACCTTCCTTCGCCATTGTGATCATTTCCCCTAATTGATGTAATCTGCCATCACTGGTTTGCCTTCTACCTCTCTCTTTAATTAAATCCGATTTAAGCCCCGCATTTGCTTTTTCAAGCTCTGCCAGCCTTTCCTCGATAGACGGTTCTTTACTGGGTTTCTCGGCAGACAGGGCCGGGTCTTCTTCCGTGTCTTTATCATTACCAGTGGTTCCGTCATCCTCTGCTAATTCTTCATCAGCAGGTTCCTCAACATCACCAAGATCGTCGAGGATGGTGTCTCCGTTACTTTCGTCTATGATTGCATCTGTTTTCATTTTTTATACTCCTTTCTCTCACCTGTTACATCCGGTGGCGATGATATGCGCCTTTACAAGAAAGGCGAAAAAAAAGGCCCTGCCAGGGGCGTAAAACTACCGCCTCTCACAGGGCCTTTAAATCCCTTATAATTAACTAAGGTTTATTGGTACCCAAAAACCTATTCTATTAAATTACAAACTTCTTATACATTTTCCCATGTTTTCGTGTTTTTTGCTCTTTAAGCTCTTTCTTTAGGCTGTCGGGTGTCCCAAATGTCCGCTCCCACCCGGCCATGTATTCATCGGTCGCCCTCCGCATCGATTTTGCAAGATACATGGTTTTTAGTTTTGACTCTTTAGCCATAATTATAAACTCTTCCTGTATTTATTGGTTATGTGAATATCTGCTATGGCCCCCTCTGATAAATTCACCTCAAACACGACCTTCCCTGTAAACTTATCGCCCATAAAACTTTCAACAAGCTCGGATATAATTTTAAGTAGTCGTTGGAGCTTCATATATTCTCTTTATATTTTTTCCACAGCCCTTGTGCCTTGTGCCAGGCATGACCATAACTTTTAACATTTTCTTTATTCATTATGTATTTGATGGCTCTCTGGATGTAATCTTTTTTAGTTTCTCCTTTAAACGGTTCAGGCATTATATATCCTACCTACAAAGTATACAAAATGACATTATCTTGCCTTATGTTTTTCACAGGCCTGCCGCCAACATTTTTTTACCACCTTGCGAAGAACCCAAAATCTTTTCTACTAAGTTAAGTATCATTTTTCTATCTTCTCTGTCAAGCTCTTCTAATTTTAATGCAAAATTACGCACATCATCTTTCTCTTCCTGTTCGATTTTTGCCATGTCCGCCTGAGTCTCACTCTTAATTTTACTGGCCTGTAATTGAAGTTTACCCTTCTCGATCCCCAGTTTACTTTGTATTTCCTGCATCTTCATTTGCATCTGAGTCTGGGCGTTTTTAGCCGCTTGCTGCTCACCCTTTGTAATAAACTCAATCCACTCGGTTTTCTCATTTTCGGACAAATCAAGTTTTTTAACAATTGTTTTGGGATCAACCGGAAATTTCTTAGATACCATATCCATAAATATGGCAAGTTCCGTCATTCGCTTTGTCATATTACTTGCAGATTCAACCACATTCACATTATATTTCAGGTCTTTTAAGTTGCGAATAGGCGCAATAAAACCTTTCTTTTTATCAACTATCAAGTTTCCCCGGAAAACATACCTGTCGTTTTCTCCTAATATTCTTTTAAATTGTGCTTCCGGCATATACTTCATGATAATTGAAATCAACCTTTGATAAAGCGCCCTTTTCATTTGTTTATTCGATTTAAAAAGGCGCCGAATAATAGTAAGTCCTTGTTGTTGCCTTAATTTAACAACAATGCCAGGCTCTTGTCTTTGTCCCTGCAGACCAAGCATATCAGGATTGACACCGCTAATTTGCTTCATAGCCGCCCGGCTCATTTCTTCCACCTGCATGGGCGCATTAGGAAATACAGGGAGATCTTTTTCTTTAAACCCCCCACCTGCTATCATACCTTTGTTAACCCATGTAGTCTCTCCGGGCTCTTTAATGGTTGCATCCCATTGATCTTGATCAACAGGGGCACCAAGCTCAGCAAAATATCCACCTTGCCCTTGCTGTAATAGCAGGTTTAGGGTTTGTGACCACCTTTTATTACACTCCTTTTGTGGGTCAATTAAAGGCATTGTAACACCAAAATGTCTTAAAACCTTCCCGGATTTATCTTTATACCCAAATGCGGGAACAATACTAAACCCGTCAAACGGTATTGGACTGTCGTCATCGTACATTATTACATCACCCGTAAATTGTAGCCACTTAACTTTTTTATCGATTAATTCTATATAATCAAAACCCGGGATCTTTTCTTTAAGCACTTTTAAATTTTCTTCTTCAAACTCTTCTATTTGTCCCGTCATGGGATTGGGAGCATAGTATCTTGTATAATTTTCCCAATACTCTTTATGAATAACCTTAATTTGGTCTTTCCCTCGATTATAATAGTCCATGTCCATTGGGATATCATAATCACTCGTATCTGTATCAATAGCGTCCCCTCCAAACATAAAATCCGACTCCTCATACATTTGACGTTGTGTTTCCATTAAATCATCAATCTTGTCAGCAAACTTTGGGTACGTTACCTTATAATCCTGCCGTGTAAGCCACTTCTCCCAAAAAATATAACTGTGGTCACTTAAATCATCCTTTCTCCCGGCAGGATCAAGGCGGATTTCATGGGGAGGAGGACTAACCACTGTAATAATAATATCTCTATACTTCTTAGGATCTGGCATAACATCGATCGCAACATACCCACGGCCACACGTAATCATATTGTCAAAGGCGTCATCTTCCTGGTCACTTATATTGTTAATGTCCCTAATTTTATCGGAAACATCATTAATAATGTCAGATAAAAACCCGTCATTTATCTCGGTTGGTTCAGTTTTAACATCAATACTATTTTGCTCATTAACGCCCGTTATTAAGTCAAGTGTAGGTTTAATAAAATTAAAAACAAGTGCGGGTCTCGGAGGGGTTTCTTGTGCCAGGGCACGTTTTTCCGCTGCCGTCCAATGATGTCCGGCGGCAAACGCAAACTGTAGGGCCATGTCTTGCTGGTTTTTACTGTCAGCAGAGATAGCCTCTTGATATTGTTTCTTAACCTCTTTTAATTTCTCTTCATTGGTTTTTTTTGCCATTAGACATCTTCCTGTTAATAATTATATATATTTTCTAAAATACTTCCCGTTTTCCTTCAGACTACTCCATATTGTTAGAATCACAGCAAGACTTATCATTAGCCCGGCCCAAACAAAAAAGGAAATAATGAAATACCTTTCTAAAGTAAAATCGAAGACATTTATCTTAAATATTATCATAAACCACATAACAAAACAAGCCCCGCCTAACCCGCCTAATAAGCAGATGAGTTTTTTTGCCCTTTCCAAGACCCACTTGATCCTAAACCCTTCCGGATTAAGTTTTACCTGTCCGCCGACGAGGGCGGCTATCTCCTCGGCTTTGCGGTCAATTCCGCCATAAATGGAGCTACCGCCTTGTGTCCAGTGGCGCTCCATATCCCCAATGGTCACAGGTTGCGATCTCCTGCAATCTTCACGAAACTCTACATTATCATAAACTGAACATTTATGACAAATATGATATTTCCCACCCATAGCTTGTTTGATTTCATCTTCTATCATTTCATACTTCCTTTTCTATCTCTTCCTTCTTCTTATTCCAATGTGCCCCTCTCTTGTGAGCATTTAAAGCCCTGGCATCTTTAAAAGGGGCAGCACCACAAATGTCACACTTGAAAGTGGCAACAACCTCGGGCTCAGGCACAGTCTCTTCTTCTACACTAAGCGACCCCACACTTTCGACCATAGAGGGGTTAATCAAAGCCCCACTTTCACCACGCTTAAACCTTATATCCGTCCCGCTTACCAATTTATTCGCGATGTCATCACTTACAATATACTCTCTCCCGGACGTCATTACAACTTTTTTCATAGCTTTTCCTTTCTTTGAATTATCTTGTCTCCCAAGTAAGATGCTTCCGCTTATACGCCGATGCCGGTAAGACATGCCCGGTAGCTTCCTTAAATACCGACACCCTCGACAATGCCATCATACCATAGTTAAGGGCGTGCCTGTAATGGTCATCACCCAACTTTCTATACACGTACTTTCTACCACCTAATTCATCCTCTACCAGAATTTTTGCAATATTGCAAGCTTCTTTTACAAAAACATCAATCTCTTCATTTCTCCTGGGAAGTATAAACCGCCCATTCGCAGTAACCATTTCATGCGTTGCGTCACAAATCTCCGTTCGATTCGTCTTAACCATCCCTGTAACAGGGTCCCAATCCGTGACGCCCCGAAGCGTATAAATATAATCACATAAGTGCACCTCATAAGGCTCTGCCTTTTGAAACTCACGGGCTTTGTGAATCTCCGGTTCCCGATCAACAACAGCACTCCGCACATTAAACCGCTTTGCTATATCGTGTATGTCATCCCATTCCGACACCCTGGCCGCATACACAAAACGAGCAGTCTTTTCGTTCGGCTTGTCTAATATCACAACATAAATCGTATTCCCAATATCTACGCCCATTGCTGTCGGCCCCGGATGTGACATCCTTTCAGGCTCACGGCTTAAACAATTCCAGAAATCGTGGGCAGTCAGTTGATTCTCAGCCTTAATATGTGCTATCCCTAACTTGGAATTATATACCTCTGTAATATTGCCATCCGGTGGATCTTTATACGCATCAAGTATCGTTTTAGGCTCAACATAAGCACTGTTAAGCTGTGATATCCACCAACCAACCATGTCCCTATTCGGATACTGAACTTCCCACCTTCCATCTTTCGGGTATATCTCATTTCGGCATTTACGACACACCCTTAAAACCGTATGTCCCATATCCTCAAGACAGTTAGGAAACTCTAATTCAAGACAAGTTTCTACCCCACACTTTTTACACTTAATCTGCCATATCCGTTGATCCGATCCTTGATACAGCTTATCAATGCCAAAACCTGGAATCGACGGTGTAGACAGGTAACTTTCCTCTTGAACTTCACTATGTGCCATACGTTCCAACGCCAGCGTCACCATCTTAGGATTCATCTCGTCTAATTCGTCAAAATCAATCCGGTCAACAGGAACAGATTTTAGTTGTGAACTTGTTTGTTTAACCCCTTCAATCTTTTGACTGGCCCGGGCACCACGTAAATATAAAAATGCCTTGCCAATCCGCTTAACATTAACCGCATCAGTATCTTTGATATGCTGCTTTATAAATTTATTATCACTAATCATGGGCTGGAAACGCCCTTTGGAAAAATCGGTTACATCATCTCTGGTAGGAAATAAATACAAACATCCTTGCGGATACTGATTATATATCATCCCGTGGATAGTTCTGATAACGTCAATGGTTGTAAACGTCATCTGTGCCCCTTTCATGGCACATTGTCGCTGGGCTTGACACTCCATAATATCCTTTACATACTCATGCCCTTCTTCCTTGTACGGACCCGACGGTAATTGTAAACCCGAATATGTCGCCCACAAATAGGGCGATCCAGGAAACAATACCGAGGGATCCCCAGAGCTGGCAATATCTTCTATTAATTTCAATGCTGCTTGTGAGGGCATCTTTATATTTCCTTACAACCCGCTTATCAGCTTGTCGTTATTTACCAAATATTAAAAGGGTGTTTAATTTGATCCATCCGCCTTAACTCATACCGAATATCGTTTCGGATATCGTCTCGAAGCTGCTCCCTGTTAAACCATTCTTGTAATCGCCGGGCACTCTCTCTGCTTTCTTGCTCCTGTCGTAATTTTCTTTCTGCCCGCCCACAAGGGCAGAAACACGCCAGAGGTGCTGCTAAAGGGTTATAATACGGCTGAAGATTAAGTTGTAGAAGGCCCCTGGAAGAAAAGTCGGACCCATAAGCAACCCCGGGCATTATACAAAATACCATACTAATAAATATAATTAAGACTTTCACTGTGTCCCCCCTTCACTAAGCAGATTTGTTTTCCCTTTTAACAACAGCTTTGCCGCCTCCTGTAATACCATTCTTTCGTCCGGCGTGATAGTGTTATCCTCTAAATTAAGTTCAATCGAATCTTTAAACATCCCCAAGTGTCGAGCAAGACTGTCTAGGGCGCCCTTTTTATCAATAAGTTTTAGTTTCTTAAGTATCTCCCCCTGTGTCCCACCCGATTGAATCTCAACCCCACCGATCGCTCTCCTGGCGTCTTCCGGGATATCCTTTATGTCCTTTAATGTCCCATCGTCGTTTAAATAATCCAGTGGATCAAGGAGTGCTATTCGGCTCAGCTCTAATAAGACTCTCTCCTTCGTAATACGATTCTTTTCCAATAATTCCAATGACTCCCGCTGGGGATGATTTCGCTCAAATTCTCGTATCTCACTATTCGCTTTTTGTGCCTCTTTTACAGCCTTAGCAAATTCTTTGTCGTTACGCCGGATTTTCGTCATAGTATCACAAGTTATTGCCAGCTTTGCATACGCTTCAGTCATCGTCCCACCAGCTTGTAGAATATCTAAAAATTGCTTTTTATGATCCTCTATGACCCGCTCTTTAATTACCTGGATAGGACTCTTTAGCGGTGGCGGCATTGGTTTTCTCATACGCTTATCCTAAAACCTCCTGTCGTAAGTTCTTTATTGCCTACTAAAACTCGAATCAGCTCTTTCTGCTCCATTTCCGTCTAACGTGGAATTAAGCGGTGGCAGTTTTTTCGCCATCCGCCTTAAATGACTGGTTATCTGGTAATTTTGCCCCACAAAAAGGACAAAACAACATTCCAGTGACTACAAAACACCCTCCACCGCAGCAACCATTGACATTCCAACTACCATCTTCATCTTGCTCAAATTGACCTTGTGGGTTAGGCGTTGGGTATAAAAAACCCCCACCAACAGGGGCTTTGTATTCTTTCACTTCTTTTGCAAATTTATCACAACAGAACATTTTTTTCCTTTCCAGATAACGGCGCAAATCAGCGGTGAGTTTACGAATCCGCTGAATTTGCTTGGTTAGACCTGTCACGTGGTTCAAATTTTACTTCATTCCAGTCTATCAAAAAGCGTTCTTCGGTTGGCCAATCGTATCTTGATCCTTGGAGTCTATTTATAATATTTAATGTGGAAACCTGTCCGCACTTGCATTTGATTTTTGATTCTATTGCACTTCCCGGCAATGGGATATCAACCGAAAGTAAACCATCTATGGCCAATAAAATGTTTTTGCATTTATGACATATAATTATTTCCATTATTTTTCTCCAAGAGTCTAACGCCTGAGTTAAGCAGCGGCGTTGTTTGCCGTCCGCTTGAACGACTTGTTATGTGTTTTTCTGCACATATTTCTCAATATCTATTTTTTTAAACCTTAATTCTAAAATTTTGTCCTCAAACCAAAGGAATTCAGTTTCTATATTAATTGGTTTTTTAACATCAGCACCCCAATATACCGAATCATCTACATCATAGGCAGGTAAGCCGTCTAATATGTGTTGTTTTAGCTGATCTTCGCTTATCTCAAAAGTTTTTATAAGATCAAACCCAGTTAGCCAGTTAGGCAATGAAAAATTATAATCGGTTTTTATCTGTCCAATAGGTTGAGAAGTTTCGTGCGCTAATTGTTTTGTTTTTGTGTATGCGCTGACACCAAAAATAAAAGCCCCGCCAATTAATGACCATTTAGTCGCATCAATTATCCATTCAAAGCTCATAAGAAATCTCCACCTAGTTATGCCCTTATTGATTTAGAAAAATTGTCCCAATCATATTTATCAGATTTATCAATCCATAAAATCTCACCTGCGTAACCGATCCCATATCCTGAATTATCGCTTGTAATTTTAGCCTCATCTAAAAACGGTGATCCGCAACACCCACATCCAGATATTTTAATACCAGTTTCCTGTGTTAGCTTTTCAAGGCCCACCAAAAATGCTTTTTCTTTTTCGCTTAATTCTGACATTTTGTTCCTTTCTTGCTATCAGTAGTATCAAACCAACGTCCTCCCAAATATCCGGTCTATCCATTGTGCTAACGGACAGTGCTCCTTTTTACACGCCTTACCCGTAATGCAATATTTCACATCCTCCTGGCTCGCACGAAACTGAAAACCGCAGTCCTTAGACACATCTTTAAAAGTTTTATGGCTCATACTTCCCCTTACCCCTTAAAAAACTAAAATTATATATATACATATCCCCACCATCCGGTCATGGTTGCACGCCATTGAGGGTTCGAGTCCCTCACCCACCGCCTTTATAAAGCCGCTATATGTTAATGGTAAACTAAAAGGTTCCCCACCTTTTTGATCCGGGTTCGATCCCCGGTAGCGGCTCCACCTAAAATAGGTCACTTACTAAATTTTATTTTCTTACTCATTGGAATTTTAAATTAAGGTGGAATAATAAGATTTCATTAAGCTGTTGGGTATAACCTTATTCGTTTCCCCCTCTTTAAATGTGTTTTTCCAAGGGCCTTCATTGTGAGACATATTGACTAAGGCATGAGCCGAAAAACCAATAAACTTTCCGTAAAATTGTTTTAAATAATCTAATTGTGCGGGTGTAAAAGGCTTTTCTTCGTTGCCATTGTCAATATATGATATGGAGTTATATCCATATTTTTTAAAATAATGATAGACGATTGGAATCACCGGCCCCAACTCCCATGCCTCAATAACCTCGTTGAATAAAGATTTGTTTTTTAAATTAACCACATACCATGCCTGTGCATAGTATAACAATTTTTGCATTTTGAGGTTTGTAATTAAATCGCCATCTCTATTAGCCCATGAAAGGAATAACTCAGCAACATTCATTGCGGTAGCCATTATAGACCTCCTTCCTTATTTTTTATTATCGACATTATATTTAAAAAGTCAAGATATTTCATAGCTTACAACAAAACTTACAGTATGTCAAGAAAAATCAAACTAACCCACTACCCATTCTTCTATTACTGACTTGACCACTTGAGTTGACTGTAAAAAAACTTTACGCTGTATTATCTGTTACTCAAATGTTACCCGACTATTTTTTTAAAATTAGTCTCTTTTTATTTTAATTGCCTTACTTATAGTGAGAGTACAATATTTTGTACTTTAAATAGCCTGAATCTGTTACCGGTTGTTACCGGATGGCAATATCTGTAACTATCTGTTACCGGCGTGTTACTAATCTGTTACCCAACCACTTTGTTGCATTACGTTAAAAACTATACCACTGAGTACTGAGTAACTGTATAGAGGCCTGGGGCCTGGGAACGCGTGCGCGTGCGCGGTTAATGAATATAATATATTATATTTAGAAAGCATTGTTTAAAGATTTAATATTGCTGTGCATAGTATAGAGGCCTGAGGCCTGAGTAACTGAGTACTGTACTGGGTACTGATATCTCAGACTAGTTATATATATTAATTAATAATATAAGCATAAGATTAGTTGTTCTTATGCACCGTACTAAAAAGGGTTTTCGGATACCTTATAATTAATATGCAATCACCGCCAAAGTAAAACGGTGAAAGATTTCCTTCTGCGCTGGGCAGATGAACATAGTTACCTCTCTATACCCTATAATTATGTATCTGTCAATATAAATTATGAGCTAATATAATATCATACTGACAAAATAGGTTGCCAAATCCGGTTATACGTAATTATGGTTAATTATCGGTAATGATAGGTAATAGCGATATAATTACGCTTAATGTCATACAAGATTATATAAAAGCTATTAAATGGTGGCTTACGAGGATGGCCCAGGATCAACGATCTCTGATATAGTAATAGTTTAGTATGTATTTTTTGTTGACATTCTGAATGTATAGTTTTTACCACTTTGACGTATATATATATATAATAGATATATAACTAAGCATCTTTTATATATAGTTATACATACTTATATGTTAATTAATATAATTTATAATAACTGTTCTATAAATTAAGTAAAGTCTTGACAATTTTTACGGGTTTTTATCATAAGTTGGTTAAGTTATTGATTATGTTGATGATTTAGGTTTTCATTATTAGTTTAATATTGTTTAGGTTTATTTTATTGATATATAAGTCAACTAATTTTTAAGTGTGTTTTTTTTGCTTATTTGTGTGGTTTTTTTGCCATAGTGTTAAGTTACTAATTTTATTGATGATTTATGGCGTTTCATAATTGACTGTGTATTTTTTGCCATATTGCTGGTCGGTTGGTATAGTTTTTGTTTTTAATTGCCTTGTTGTTGCCATTTGTAAATACCTGATTTAATTGGCATTTTACGATTTATTGTATTTATTTTGATGTTTTTGGCACGTTGGCATGGTAATCGCAGTAGATAAGGGTAAAAGCGAACGAATTTTTAAAAACAATTTAACAGGAGGGCGGGAAAATGGAAAAGCCAGAGAGATACAGATTTGATCAATATGACAGTGTGTATGAGTATGACGAAAAAGCGCATGCGTATATATTTTGCGGTAAACTTAACGGACGGACAGAAACAGAGTTTATCCGTGATTACGAAGAGGATTAACCAAAAACAACTTAAAAGGGAGGATGGGAAAATGCAATATCAAAAAATTGAGTATACGCTAATCCGTGAAGACCGGGCCGGGTATAATAAGAAAGCCATATCTGGGGCCGAAGATGTTTTTAAATTTTTTACTGATTTACAGGACGCCGACAGGGAGAAATTTTTTACAGTTTGCCTGGACGCAAAAAATTATATCACGTGTTTTGATCTTGTCACAATGGGGTCTATAAGTTCTGCCTTAGTTTTTGTCCGGGAAGTTATAAAATCAGCTATTTTAACAGGTGCAAAGGGCATAGTTACAGCGCATAATCACCCATCCGGTGATCCGAAGCCATCACCGGAAGATGCAAAAATCACAAAAGCCATTGCTAAAGCCTGTCGGTTGTTTGGTATTAATTTTTTAGATCATGTTGTTGTTGGGGACGGGAGATATTTTTCGTATGCCGACAGTGGGATCATGCCATCAAAAGGACCTATTTAACAATTTTTAAAGGAGGGGAATGATGACAAAAACAATCGCAAACACAATTTTCAAAGCGGAAAAAGGCCGGCTTGAAATCCATTTTTTCGAAGCCGGAAAGCTGGCCTGTATCGTAGATGTCGGCGATAAGACGGCGGTGGAGATACAGGAGCTTATCGATAT